CTTATGATGACAGAGGAGGGCGCGGTAGACAGTGGCATCGGCGAGTTAATGGCGGGTCTTTCGGACTCTCCGATGGAAACCCCTTCTGGAGATCCCACAGCGATGGGTCAGGGCGTTGGCGAACTTATGACAATGGGGGCGGGAAGCACACCACCCGTAAATTTTAGGAATGGCGGACCTGTAGAGGTCCGAGGTTTTGCCACTGGAACACCTCCCACGGGTAATTCAAGTGTAATAGCTAATGCTCAAAAAATGGCCCCGGATTATCAAAAGTACTTTGCAGGAGCTATGGACAGCGAAGCGCGCGCCGCGGACCTTGAAGAACGAAAGCGTTTGTCTAAGGCTCAAATATTTTTCGACATTGCTCAGACGGCTCTTGCCGCTGGAGCGCCTACGGCCACACCTATGTCGGCTGCGGAGCGCATAGCGGGAGCGATTGGTCAAACACAACTTTTTGATAAGATGGGACAACGGTCCGCGGGCCTTTTGCAGGCTAAACAAGCGCAGGCTGCGGAAGACCGTCAGATGCGCATGGCTGGTTTGCAAGGCGCTTTGGGTCAGTCTCAGTCTGACGACACGTCGGAAAAAGCTATGGCGTTAGCTCTTGCTAAAGTAAAACCCGGGGACGCTAAATACCAAAGACTTGTAGGTCCAAACGGTGAAAAACTCGGTACTTTTAACATTGGAACAGTCGACGGAGCAGCTAAATTAGACGCCGCAATTAAAAATAACCCCGAGGCTATTCTGTATAACGTTGGTACGGAGCCCGCGGATAGCCGCAAGTCGGACCTTAAAATTGTTGTATCAAAATCCGGACAAGAAAAAACGTTTGATCTAAGCACTGCGGAAGGCCGGAAAAAATTTAAAGAGGCCTCTGAAAAATCCGGAGCAAAGGTGTATAATGTTGGTGCAGCCCCGACCGATTCGGGCTTCAAAACTATTACAGTGTATGACCCCGACAACCCCACCGTTGCAATCACTAAACCAACAAACACAGTGGAAGAACGAGAAGCCGTAAGCAAGTTGCTTGCTGCAGGTTATATGGATGACGACAAAAGGGCAGCGGCTGCAATAGCGGAAGAGTTTGCTATAAAGAAAGAAGATCGGTCGGAAGAACGTGATATTGCGGCTGAAAAAAGGAACGTGGAAATTACGATTGCCGCGGAAGATCGGCTTAAAGTTACAACAATTAGTAAAGAAGATCGCGCAGTCCTTACAGCGATTTCTTCTGAAGGTCGTGCAACAGAACGGCTTATCACAACCGAAAAACGCCTGCTTAAAACTACTCTTGGCTCGGAAGAGCGTAGACTTGCAACCCTTGAGGCGAAAGAGGCTCGTGACGATCTTGCAGCTATTAAAAGAGAAAACCGCGCAATACAGGCTAGGATTGATGCAGAAAAACGCGATCTTGCAACAACAATTGCTTCTGAAGATCGTGCCACGGTTCGTGAAAAGGTTGTTTACGGTCGAAACCGTGCCGATGAGATTGCCGATATAGATGCTCAAGTTGCGTCTAAGATTGCTACAGAAGAACGTGCTTTGGGTAGGACTTTGAATGCAGAAGAGCGGGATCAAACAACTTTTGAAGTTCGTAGGTCTATAATTCAAGAAAACGATCTTGCAAGATTAGCTAATGCTCAAGGGCTTAGAGATACAAGTCAGATCAACGCTGAAGAACGTGCAGCCATTGTGGCTCAAAACGAGTTTGACCGAGATCAATCCGCACAAATTGCAAAAGAAAACAGGGCTGTCGCTAACCGAGACACCATTGAATTGCGTCAAGTTAACGGCGAACTTGTTAAAGTTGACACGCTTACCGGAGACACCACTGTTCTGTTTGGAGAGCCTACGGTTCCGGACCCGTCTATGGCGCAGGTTACTCTTCCAAACGCCGATGGCGTCCCTACACCTACCGTGATCGACGTTACAAGTCCGTCGGGTAAGGCTTTGATAGAGCAAGTTAACGCTGCAAATGCCGCGGCTCCCGGCTCTGCTTCTTATCAGAAAGTTCCAACAGCGAGTACCGCGGTCCGCGGATTCTTTATTCCGGGCGAAGGCGTGTTTACGTCCTATGACGGTAAAACTTATGTTGATGAAGACGGCTCTGCAAAAACACTTCCGGGCGGAGCGTTTGAAGTATCCAGCACGATTGCCTACGAGGTTGCTAAAAATGAGAAGCTGGCCGTAGGCGCTCAAGCTGAATTGGACGCAATGGACTTAGAACTTGTTCAAGGCATGACCAAAATAGATGGAACTAGTATATCTCGTTCGGACATGGCCGAAGTTAAAGACGCTTTTGCGGCTTCCCGCAATGGCACAGGATTTTGGTCTAAAGTATATGCAGGACTTGACGCAGTTGCTGGTGGCCTAGCCCCCGGAGCTTTTGGAGACTTGTTCAAAGACACGACAGATGCGCGTCAGTTTGTAAAAATGGTTCGTGTAATGGGTCGATCTGCTTTGGCGTCCTCGCCTAGATTTGCGGTGGCCGATTTACAAACTGTAGAGCAGTTATTTCCTAATGAACAAGCGCTTTTTTCTAACCCTGAAACGGAAGCTAGAAAGCTTAACGACATCGTGGGATACTTATCCGAAGAAAAAACTCGTATTTTAGAGATGTTTGCAAGTGGTTCACCTATGGACAGCACGATGAAATCTACTCTTAACCAAAAGATATTTGAGATTAAGCGTCTTGAAAATATTTTAGGACCAGTTGCAATGCTGGGAGAGGCTAGTGATAATTCGTCTAACTTTGACGCGGCGTTAGAAACCATGAAAATAGCCAGACAAAGAGCAAAAGATGCGGAGAACGAATAAATGGCCGACACTTTTCCAATTACTCCGATTGCCGCAGAACCTGTAGTAGAACCTGTAGCGGCCCCGACTTTAGAGTTGGGCGACCTGCCGTATATGATGTACGACAAAGGAGAATTTGACTCTTCTGTAAGACTTTTTGGCGGAGACACTTCAAAATTTGTGTCTAACATGGTTAAGGTCTTAAAGCAAGATTTTCCAGATCAGCCAAATTTTATAACATACCAAGGTTTAAAGGATGGAACGGCTCCGATTTTAAACAGCTTTCCTGAGTTTGCGGACCTCGCACCTTCTGAGCGCCGTTTATCCGACGAAAACATAATTAGTCTTTTTTCTACAGACTTAGACGGAGACCCCATTGAAGCCGGGACAATGCTTAAAGGCGCGATGCGCGAAGCTATACCTATTGCTTCAACTGTACCGACGTTCATGGGCGGTTATGCTGCGGGAAACTATGCTGTTGCAGGGGTTCCTCCACTTGGCCTAGGGGCGGTTGTTAGGTTTGGAGTGCCCCTTGCAACGGGATCAATTGCAGCGGGTTTAGGTTATTTCTTAGGTGAAGAAGTAAACAAAGCCATTCAAGGAGAAGAATCTCCTATCCTGCCGGGAACTTCTGCGGCTTACGAGGCGGGTAAAACGGCCGTAGGTGCGCTGGCTTGGCTTCCAATGCCGTACATGGTTCCAGCAAAATTAAACTTTGGCGTAGAGTTAGCAGAAGGTTTACTTAAAGAAGGGCAGAAAGTGCCTTTGAGCCTTAAAGTTGCTCGAGGTTTAGAAAACACCGTAGGTTCTATGGGCGCGCAGGCTAGAGCAAACAAACTTAAATTTGGTGCGGCAGAAGTTGTCGCCGGGGCAGGAGCAACTGCGGGCGCAGCTGGCGCAGAAAATTTAAATGAAGGAAACCTTGGTACAAGAATAACCGGAGAGATATTGGGCGGAGTAAGCGCGGCTATTTTAGGAACCTTTTCTGCTAAACGGCTTCCTACCGTTTTTGGAAATTTAAGGTCAGGATATAAGGCGGTTAAAGAAGGCCGGGTTCAAGAAGGTCTTGTTAACGCTGCAACGTCTTTTAAAGGCAAAAGAGAGACTGATGTCACTAACTATATATTAGACGCTTTAGAAGAAAGCGGAGAAGATGTGGATTCTGTAATTGCCGCTCTAACTTCAAAAGAGTTTGAGTCAATGCTTGTAGATGACGCTGGAAAACCTATCGCTATTACTTCAGCGCTTAAAACGGGCTCCCCTACACTTGCCGCTTTGGAAAAGTCTTTGGAGCAAATGTCAACGGGTCTTTCCAAGGAACGTAACTCTGCAAACGTGCAAGCAGACCGCGCACTGCGGAACGTGATTGTATCTTTGTACGGGACGGGGGACAAAGCCGCCATTCAAGAAGGCGCTCTTTTGGCGCAATCGGTGTTTGACGCCAATTTAGAAAACGGTCTCTTAGGCGCTATGCAAAGCGTTATGGAAGCTTTCGATAAAGTTGCAGGAAAACGGGGACCGGAGTGGGCCGCGGAAAGACAAGCAACGTTAGGGCAGAAGCTTTTTGGCGTTATATCTGAACGTTTTAAAGCGGGCCGCGCACAAGAAAAAACGCTTTGGAGAAATACGAGTCCCGACCTAACTATTGCAGAGTTTGTAGACGTTGACGGAAATGTTTCAGACATGCCAAACTTTATGTCTTATTGGGACGATACGTTACCGGATACGCCCGAAGCGGCAGATGAGGTTAAAAAACCTCTAAGTGCTTTAAACGCCTTTGTTACTAGAAAACGTCAAGAACTTTTTCCAAATACAGAAGCGGCGGCAGAGGTTGTTATCACCCCTAGACAACGAAAAGCAAGAGAGAAATTTGAAGATATATTTGACTCACTTGGAAGACAGAACAGGGATCAAGTTAATAGCACTCGGGAACAAGCCGAGAATATTGTTGATTTAGATGAAAGAATTGTTTTCTTGCGAGAACAAGCCAGTATGGTCCGCAGAAGTGCCGTTGATTTTGAAGATCGTCGTTTAGAGATAAGAACCGCTAACGCGCTTGACGAGCTTGCAAACATTCAACGTTTAACCGCTAGAGATGCGGGTCGAGAAACGGCCCTTTCTCAAGCTCCGGGCGGAGCGGATGGGGTTATTTCTGTACAAGAACTTACTGAAATGCGTACTACCGCTTTAAGCAAGGCCCGTATGCTTGCTGCGGCCGGGGATAGTTCTGGAGCAAGAGTTGCCTACGGTTTTGCAGAAGCTTTAATGCGAGACTTGGAAAGCTTTCCACAAGGCGTTGATCCAGCTTACGATACGGCCAGAGCTTACTCTCGGGCGTTTAACGATGCTTACACCCGCACATTTGCCGGGGATCTTCTCGGCGTAAGTAAAACTGGAGCGCCAAAAGTTGCACCCGAACAAATTGCAAACGACATCTTTAATGCCGACGCAGGGTACTTACGGTCTTTACAGTTAGACGGAATTGGTAAATTTGAACTTACGCAAAGTTTGACAAACCTTGCTGGAAACGCGAAAGGCGAGCTAAAGCCGTTGCTGGACGACATGATGTCTACGGTCATTAATAAAGACAATGACATGATAGACACTCAAAAACTAACTAAGTGGTTTTCAGATAATTCTGCTGTATTAGATCAGTTTCCACAAGCTAGAGATAACGTTCTACAGGCGGTTAATACGACGACCACGGTCCGCGGAACTACGGAGACCATTCTTAGAAACATTAGAGCCGCCGCGTACAACCCTGAAACGGGGGTTGTTAACGTCGATTCTTTAAATAAGTGGATGGCTAAACCAGAAAATGTTGATGTTTTAAACGCTATGCCTGCATTAAAGGCGGACTTAGAGAGCAGCATTACGGCCAACCTTCTTTTGAAAGAAGGGACAGAGGCAAACAAAGAAGCTAAAAAAGAACTTGCGGGACAAATTTCGTTTATGGATTTGCTTCCCAAAACAACCGAAAACCCTGCGACAGCATTTGCTAGAGCTTTTAACTCTAAAAACCAACGCCCTATACAAAGTTTAAACAATCTTTGGGAAGTTGTTCAAAACGCTCCGGAATCTTGGACGGATGCTACAGGGGTGCTTCGCACAAAAGAAGAAGCTTTAGAAGGCTTTAGAAGCTCAATGATTGAGTCTTTGTATACAAGAAACGGCCAGACAAGCAGGACTTTTAGTCCAAAGGACTTGTATGAAAACATCTTTTTACCTCACCCCAACTCTTCTAACAAGATAACTTTGGCGGAATGGATTGTTGAAAAAGGCGTAATGCCTAAATCACAGGTTGATAATTTAAAGCGCATAACAACTGAGATGGTTAAGATGGAGTCGTTTACTATGGGCGGCGATGTTAATCTTGAAGGTCTTGTTGACACGGTAGGTCCTATGATGGACTTTTATCTACGGATCGCGGGGTCCTCAATCGGATCTCGGGCTCAAAGACTTATACCCGGAGATTCCGCAGGCGGATCTCTTGTTGCGGCAAGCGCTGGTTCAAAAGCATTAAGGACAGCATATTCAAAAATCTTTTCAAGCATCCCAGAGTCTTTGAAAATGGATGTTATGACTCAAATGATGAAAGATCCGGAGATGTTAGCCGTCTTCCTTAAAAAGGGAAGAACGGAAAGAGAAAGAAATGCTATTGGAAGTCGAGTTAAAGAGATTCTTGTAAAGAAAGGTCTTATTCCTGCGAGTATAGCGGCGGGGAACTTGGGTCGTAGAACTAGACCTCTAATAATTAGAGAGCGCGCAAAAGAAGCAGAAGAACAGAGACGTTTAGAATCGGTTATTCCAACCAACGGTCAACAGGGGGCGGTTGCTCCACCCCCTCGCCCGAACCCGCTGCCCGTGGCATCTCCCACCACCCGGGCGGCGGTCGTACCTAGTCCCGCTCCGGCTCCAGCTAGCTCTGGGCCTGTAGACGGAGCTAGGTACGCTTCACTATTTCCTAACGACATGGTTTCCGGTATGATAAATTCAAATCGCGGTTCGCAGACCTTTGCTCGAGGCGGAATTGTAAGTTTAATGAGAGGACGCTGATATGGGACTTTTTGGATACACCAGCTTAAAAGATTTTTTTGATGGGGGTGGCCCCGGAGCTTCGAGAGACACCTCTAAAGATAACAAACCCTCAAAAAGTAAAACCTCAAAAGCAGTAAAATCCGCTGCTAAAAAAATAGTTGGCGGCATTGGAGACTTTGCTGGTGGGATACAAAACGATGTTTCTATGGGCTTTAATCCAGAAACCCGCGACCAAGACTATTATCGGCGGACGATGGACACAATAAACCGAACCCGTGGACTTGAGGCCGCGCAGGATTATTATGATCGGATGGGTCGTTCCGATGACGCTAACGTTAGAGGTTTTTTTGGCGGAACAAGTCCAGACGTTAACGTAAACCGCTTTTATGGAGGATCACAAGGAGATTCTATATCAGGCCCCACTGAACAACTAGCCCCAAGAATAGGCGGTCACCCCGGAGGAAGTATATCGGGCGGAGGTTTTGTTCCACCAGATGCAGGAGATGGCACTGGACCAGTGGATGAGGACGGCAACCCAATTGCGCCGGGAGAAGAAGAAATAGAATACACTTACATGCCTCCCTTTTTCGGCGGTTACCAACCCGCCACGAGAGCAGACACGTTAGTTCCATCCCAAGAAAGGGGTATAGGATCGTTCTTACCAAACCCACGCCTTGATCCGATCTTCCCGCAGCAACCGCCGCCGGAAAACGGGCTTTACAGAGATGGCATGGGAATGCCTATGCTTCCAATGCCCCCCGGCAACGGAATAGCCAACCTGTTTGGCAACGAGCAAGCGCCGCCGTACATGTACCAAGGAATTATGAGCTGATGGAAACAAACGCCGTCGGAATCGGACCCCTTAGAGTAGGCGGATATTCACAAAAGAATACTCCTATGCCTGTTAACGCGCCAGAAGGTAAACAACCTCTGACTTTGACGAGGGAGGATGGGGAACTTCTTATAGACCTCACTCCTATCATCGGAGACATTAAAGGCGGTGTTGAAGGCGCACAAGTAATCATACAAGAATTAAAGGATGAAAACCCTAACTGGTTGCTGATAGGAGTGATCGGCGGAGCTACTGTGGCAGGGATGATACCGCTTGTAGGCGTAGGCGCTAAAAAACTAATGATGAAGGGTGCCAACAAATTTAAAAAAGATGACGTGTTAGAAGAAACTTTAAACATGTTACCGGAGAAAGATGCAGCACTGGTTGAAACTTTAACAAATAGAAGCGCTTCATATAAATTTGGTCTAACAGACATGGATCAAAACAAGGATATTGCTACTGCTTTTGAAGAAATGGTTGAAGACAATAAAGACTTATACACGGAAGACGTTTATCATTTCACTAAAGGCACGACTAGGTCCGTAGGGGATGACGTGCTTACTGGCGGTAAGTTTGATTCGTCAGGGGGCAATAACAGATTTAATAGGTTAGGAACGCACGTTGGAAACCCAGATGCTGCAAACCACCGTTCTTCATTCTTTTTAGGACCCAATAACGATAGCCCCACAGGAGGTGGGATAATGCCTTTGCGCGCAAGAGTTAATAAGCCCTTGCTCAATTCAAACGGAGAAGTTTTTGACGAAGAGGACATTATTCCTTTAATGAACAGGTATGCTGATGATAACAAAATTGCTGACCTTGATGAAGCTATGATACTGTTTAGGCAAGACCTAACAGATCAAGGGTATACTAACATCCCGTATAGAAATAATGTTGAAGGCCGCGATGAGTTAGGCGAGAGAACTATTAGTAACGTAATGCTTACTGACCGCACATCCGGAGACCCCGCGGTTTTAAAGGGTAAGTTTGGTGCCTTTGAAGATATTTACGATCCTAGACTTATGAAAGCCGAAGGCGGCGAAATCAGGCAGGGTATTGGAACACTGAACGAAACAGCACGAAACATGTTCCGCGGACCAAGCGGAATTGGAGCCTATCAACAGTATGCCGAAGGCGGAGAAGCTGGCGGGTACTTTGAACGTCTGGCGCAGGCTGTAATGATGACAGAAAGCGCGGGAGATCCCAACGCGGTTAGTCGTGACGATGCCATAGGTCTAATGCAGATCCTGCCAACAACAGCCGCTGAACCGGGTTTTGAAGAGTACGGCGCAGAAAACGTTTTTGACATAGCCGCACGTCTTGGGTTTAATGTTGGAAACAAAAGCGTAGGGGATGCACGTGAGCTTCTTTTTAACCCAGAGGTAAACTTAGAGTTTGGAAGAAAATACTTAAAAGCAATGCTTAACAGGTTCCCCTCCGAACAAGATGCTTTGCGCGCTTACAACGCCGGGCCCGGAACAATAAACGAGTATATCGACGCCGGAAGAGATTTAAGCTCTTTGACAGACGAAGCTCAACAATACCCCATAAAAGTAGTTGCAGCACTACAGGGCGTAAACCCCAACGAGCCTAGAGATATGACCGCTTTTAATCAAAACCCTGCTACAGCATCCGCTTTAATGAGCCGATTCTCTCAGCCGGAGTCCGACGTTTCCGTAGCAACGCCCAGTGTTTACAACGGATCGGCTATGCCGTTAAACCCAATGTATGCCTCTAACACGCTACTTAGACCAAGAGAACGGCCCGAAGACCTCGAACTGGTCCCCCCCTCAGTTATTATGCCAAGAGGACGACCAGTAAGTTTTAGAGAAAAATACGGTCTGCCCGGAGATATGCCAGAGGGCGGAGTGGCTAGCTTATCCACTGCTTCGGGTCTTCGTTAAGCACCTTGTCCGCCAAGTTTATCTTCTGACGCAGCGCGTTCAAGACTTTCTCATCTATGGTGTTAGGCGACACAAGATCAATGTAAGTTACCGCATTCTTTTGCCCAATCCGGTGAGCGCGGTCCTCGGACTGTAAACGGATCTCCAGATCATAAGAGTTACTATAGTAAATAACTGTATTAGCCGCGGTTAAAGTAATCCCATAGCCCCCTGTCTTAGGTTGTCCCACAAAGAAACGCAGGGGGTCATTGACATCTTGGAAGCGGTTAACGATCTCTTGCCGTTCGTCTTGAGGCGTTGCTCCGTAATAAAGTGCGACCGAATCGGGCCCGAAACGGTCGCGCAGGGTCTGGCTAATCTGTTGAATGTCGTGAGTGTACGATGCCCAAATGATAGCCTTCCCTGATAGCTCGTCTGTAATGCTGGTTAATTCATTCAGACGGTTGTTCTTTAGCGGTTGTATTTTTCCAACGTCGGGCTGGAAGAAGCCGCAGCAAATCTGTTGTAGGCGCATAATTTGCGTCAAGACACTTTCTGTCGTCGCAAGCTCCCCGTTTTCAAGCTGGGCCAAAGCCAACTTCTTCATCTGCCCGTAGACCTTGGCTTGCTCGTCGGTCAGTTCTACATTGCGCCGAGTGTAAATCTTGTCCGGAAGGTCTAAACAGTCCTCTTTTAAGACGCGCGTAGAGAAACGAAACAAGCGCTCATTCAATTCGTCTAACCGACGATACCCCGTAACTTCTTGAAAACTGCGCGCTCCCATCACACGTTTTTGCACTATAGCGTAGCGGTTCTGAAAAGCAAAGAAACTGTTGTACCCCAGCGCTTTTTCGTCGAGAAAGTTACACTGGCTGAACAAATCCATCGGGCTCTTTGTTACAGGAGATCCCGTAAGTATTCTGCGATACTTGCTGTGCTTGGTTAACACCATCAGGTTTTTTGTGCGCTGCGCCTTGCGGTTCTTGATAGTCGTGCTTTCGTCTACGATCATCATGTTTTCGGGATTATGTACAAGAAAACGACCCGCGGCCCGCGCACCTTTAGGAGAGGAAAAGGCTTCTACATTCATTACAAAGATTTTTATGCCGTCAAAGTCTTCTAAAATTAACTCTTCTAATTCTGTAGCAAACTTCTTGCTTGAAGAAGGGATCCAGCTTACTATTCTCCGAGCAATTCTTTCTGGCAAGTGAATAGGTATTTCTCCATGTGCCCAGTTGTCATACACACCTTTAGGGGCGACAATTAACGCCGCGTTTATTTCTCCTTTTTCAAAAAGAACTCCAAGGTTGTCGATGGCTACTTTACTCTTGCCCGTGCCCATCTCCATGAAATACGCATGGAACTTCGCGTCCCACGAATCAGCTAACGCTTCGCGTTGATGATCGAACGGCTCTGTTTTAAATTCATACATAAAATAACCACATCCCACAAACAATTAAGACCAATAAAAAGGTAAGGTAATCCTGCCAATCTCTTTTCATTTTTTTCTCCCAAGTCACTTGACTAAGCGATTATATGAGAATATAAGCGTCTTTGTCAAGGCCGTAAAAGGGTCTTTAACAGCGAAAGAGAGAAAAATGACTGATATACTATCAATGATGGAGTCCGACTTTGAGAAAAACGTCGCAAGCTCCGTCGAAAGGGGTAACCTTGGCGGTATAGCCACTCTAGCCCGAAAAATTAGAACAGCGCAACAAGAAGTAGAAACTCTGGACAAAGAGTTAAAGCTTCGTAAAAAAGACTTGCTAAAGCTAACAGATGAAGAATTACCATCTGCTATGCAGGAACTTGGTCTTTCATCGTTTTCATTAGATGATGGCTCAACCGTTAACGTGACGCCTACTTATGGTGCCAGTATTCTTGTAGCCAACAGGCCGCTTGCATACGATTGGCTTCGTGACAACGGCTATGACGACATAATTAAGAACGTCGTTTCTTGTGAGTTTGGCCGTGGTGAAGATGACAGGGCTAGCGACTTCAAGGCGTTTGCATCTAAACAAGGGTTCCCAGCGGATCAAACCGAAAGTGTACATTCTGGTACTTTAAAAGCTTTTGTTCGTGAACGTGTGGAAGCCGGAGACGACTTTCCAATGGAACTATTCGGGGCCTATATCGGCCAGCGCGCTATCATAAAGGGAGCAAAATAATGGCGAATGCAGTAACAAAACCTAAAAAAGCAGAGGTCGCAGCGTTTGATGCGTCTATGTTTGAAGCCGATGCGGGTGCGGGCAATCAAAATGTAGGGTCTGACGATCTCGCACTGCCGTTCCTAAAGATCTTGAGTGGTTTGGATTCCATCTTAGATACGCACGAGACTGCGCGTAAAGGGGATATTTATAACACTGTATCAGGTGCGGTCATAAGCGGCAAAGAAGGCGTAAGCGTAATTCCTTGCGCCTATCAGCGCGTGTTTATTCAGTGGCTACCTCGGGGATCAGGTACTGGCGCACCGATGAACGTTTACAAGCCGGGCGACAACATGCCTAAAACTGAGCGTAACAAAGAAGACAACAAGAATTATGTTGTCGGCGGTGATGGTGATTATATCGAAGAAACGCACCAGCACTATGTTCTGGTTATAAATGAAGACGGTTCAACCGAAACGGCGTTGATCGCTATGAAGTCCACGCAGCTAAAGAAAAGCCGCAAATGGAATAGCATGATACAATCGGTTACCATGCAGGGGAAGAACGGTCCGTTCACACCCCCGCGCTTTTCTCACGTTTACCGCATCAAAGCGGTTAACGAGGAGAACTCTAAAGGTAGCTGGCACGGTTGGGAAATGTCCCGAGAAAACCCCGTGCAAGATGCCGCCGTTTATTCCCGGGCGAAAGCTTTCTCTGAAAGCGTTTTGACGGGAGACGTGGTTGTGAAACACCAAAATGAAGATGACACAAGCGAAAGCTCAGACGACATCCCGTTTTAAGTTTTACTCGGGGGCTGCTTCGGCAGTCCCCACCGCAAGGACATCACCATGACAGTTAAAAAGTTCTCGTCCATCTTTGATGGACTAAAAGAAGCTTATGGCACTTACCGAGTGGAAAAAACTCAAACTAACGGTAAGAATACAGGAAAAGCAGCCATCGTTCGTGAACCGCGCAACGCGGGTCTTTGGCAGGGGCATCTGTCAGGAAAAGGCAACTCTATCGGGATAATCCCGATTAACTCGGAAAACATGTGCAAGTGGGGTTGTGTAGACATTGACCAGTACCCACTGGATCACAAGCTTCTATTAGAAAAGATTAGGAAGCTAAAACTTCCTCTTGTCGTGTGCCGTTCAAAGTCCGGTGGCGCGCATTGCTTCCTCTTTAGTAAAGATTGGGTAGAGGCAAAAGACATGCAGCGGTCGCTTAAAAGCATAGCGGCTGCGCTGGGCTACGGCGAAAGCGAGATATTCCCAAAGCAGATCAAGCTGCACTTGGACCGCGGAGACGTGGGTAACTTTCTAAACCTACCCTATTACAACGCCGAAGAGGGTCTGCGCTACGGCATCCTAGACGACGGCACTTCAGCAACGCTAGAAGAGTTCTTTGAACTATACGAGACACATGTTCAAACGCCCGAGCAGATCCAAAAGCTACAGATAACAGAAGCTACCGAGTCCACACCCGTAAAAGACGGCCCGCCGTGCTTGCAACACCTCGTCAAAGAGAAAATCTCTGAGGGTGGTCGCAACAATGGCCTGTTTAATATTGGCGTGTATTTGCGGAAAGCATTCCCCGATAGCTGGGAAACAGAAATCCTAACGTACAACATGCAGTACTTTGAGCCGCCGCTCCCTCTGTCAGAAGTCACAGTGGTTGCAAAACAACTTGAGCGCAAAGATTATGCCTACCGATGTAGTGACGCCCCAATTAACGCGCACTGTAACAAGGAGCTTTGCCAAACCCGGAAGTTTGGTATTGGAAGCGCAATACAAAATGCTACCGTGGCTAATCTGCGTAAGTACAACTCAACACCGCCCGTGTGGTTTATGGACGTTAACGGCGAGCCACTAGAGTTAGACACCGACGCCCTAATGAGCCAGTTAATGTTTCAGAAAGCCTGTATGGAGCAACTTAACTTCATGCCGCGCAGCGTGGCAAAGCAACAGTGGGAGGGTCGGATCAGCGCACTACTCACAGAAATGCGCGAGAACGAGAGTGCCATCATGGAAGTGGCAGTAGATGCCAGCGTCAGCGGCCAGTTTTACGACTACTTAGAAGAGTTTTGCCGTTTCTTACAGCAAGCGCAGGACAAAGAAGAAATCTTGCTCCGCCGCCCTTGGACCGACGAAGACGCAATGGTAACCTACTTCCGCCTAAAAGACTTCGAAAACTTTCTAAAAAAGAACAAATTCTTTGAATATAAGTCACATCGGATTGCCCAGCGCCTTCGCGACATAAACGGAGACAGTACCGTTTTGAAGATCAAAGGCCGCGCCGTGAGGGTCTGGCAGATCCCCGCGTATCAATCTGGAGACATAGATATAACAACCCCCGACTTTGCACCAAAGCAGGAGAGCCCGTTTTGACAAAACAAACTTTTAAAAAGATGCGGGATACTGAAATCGTGCGGATGCTTGATGAGAACCACATGACAAAAACAGCCGTCGCTAAGTGGTTCAACATAAGCAAGCAACGGGTTTGGCAGATTTACGAACGGGAGAAGCAAGATGTTCAGGATATTCGGACCACCGGGGACGGGGAAGACGACGCGGCTTCTTAATATGGTAGACGACGCACTGCAAAAGGGCGTCCCGCCGATGAACATAGCCTTCTTAGCGTTTACACGCAAAGCGGCTAACGAAGCAAAAGAGCGCGCAGCTAAACGGTTTAACCTAGATCCAAAGAAAGACTTGTTCTACTTTCGGACACTGCACAGCCTCGCGCTAACCTGTTCTGACATACGCCCCGAACAGGTGATGCAAGACGAAAACTACAGAGAACTTTCGCAAAGCATAAGCGTTCCCTTAAACGTGCAGCGCGCAAACAGCTTTGATGAAGACATCCCAGAAATGACTAAAGCAACAGATCCTATTCTGGGCCTGATTAACCTTGCTCGGATGCGCAAAGTGCCTCTGCGTCAGCAGTATAACGAGACGCCCATCGAAACTGAGTGGAACATTGTAACTTATGTCGATAAATGCCTGAGAGAATACAAAGAAAATATGCAGATGTTTGACTTCACAGACATGTTGGAGAGCTTCCCAAAAGAAGGCCATACCAGTTGCCCCCACTTTGATCTCTGCTTTGTAGATGAAGCACAGGATCTCTCGCCCATCCAATGGGACATAGCGCATCTCTTAGACGAACGATCAGAAAGAATGTACTGTGCAGGCGATGATGACCAAGCCATATACAGATGGGCCGGAGCCGATGTAGATCACTTTATCGGACTAGAAGGTGGGTCAGAAACACTGTCCCAATCATACCGCGTTCCCTTCCTGATACACCAACTTGCCGAAAGAGTTGTAAGCCGCATCGGCACACGATTTCTTAAAGATTACAAACCAAAGGTCGATGCCTACGGATCTATACAGCGCATCTTTAGCGTTGAAGAGATAGACATGGCAGAAGGGTCGTGGCTCATACTCGCGCAAGCCGGATACCAGCTACAACCCGTAGCCGCAGAACTAAAATCCTCTGGATACCTGTTCATAAATCGCGGCCATCGGTCCATCTCAGAGAAAATATCCGACGCAGTAAACGGTTGGGAACAACTGCGCAAAGGGAGAGAAGTCACAGGAGCAGTGGCCCGAAAGATATATAGCTACATGTCAACCAAAGAACGTGTAGCGCGGGGCTTTAAAACACTGTCAACCCTAGAGGATACAGACTTCGTAACTCTCGAAAAACTAATCGCGGACCACGGGCTTCTGGCAACACCCGACATGGTTTGGCACATTGCTATGGACAGGATACCCGAGAGTGACCGAGCATACATCATTGCAATGTTGCGTCGTGGCGAACGCTTTAACGGCGAACCGCGCATAACCGTGTCAACGATACACGGGGCAAAGGGCGGAGAAGCAGACAACGTAGTGCTGTTCACGGACCTATCGCCCGCGGCAGAAGAGCAGATGAATATCAACCCGGATGACACGCACCGCGTATTTTATGTGGGTGTCACTCGCGCTAAACAAAGACTGTTTATCGTGGAACCTCAAGACTTCACAAGGAGTTATGACTTATGACACAGCAAGAACGTTTTGAATTTATAGAGGCCGAGATTGACCGAGCCTTTGTACATGCTGATGACGAATGGAAACAAGAGTATTACCAGAACGCCGCAAAATACCTAGCTGAACACAAGCTTGTCGAAGGCGGAAAGATTTGCGCGTTTTGCAGGTCGCAGGGGATGGCTGACCCACACCATCACAACGTTTGGGGCTCAATGATGCAATCCTTAAAGAAGCTAGGTTGGGTTGAAAAAATAGGCATGGTACGCCCCACTACGCGGCACACGCATATTAACGAAGTATGCCAGTGGGAAAGCAAATTGTTTAAAGGAGAGAAGACATGAACTGTTGGCACTGCAAGACAGAACTTATTTGGGGCGGGGATTTTGACTGTGATGTAGAAAGCTTCTCCACAGGAATAGCCGCAAACGAGGGCGAAGACGTTGAATGTATGCACGAAGATTACAGCATGGTCACTAACCTCTCCTGTCCTAAGTGTAATTCGATGGTGTTAGTTTACTCCCCAAAAGAAAATGGAGACTTTAATGAAGCGTGATGAAATACTGAAGCAGGCAGAGAACCTGATTAACGGCGATAGGGCCAAAGACTACGGGGATGCGTTTGATAATTTTGGGCGCATCGCCGCGGGATGGAACGCTATAATCCAAGAAGCCATGAAAACCCACGGCCACGTAAATGAACAACACATTGCCCTGATGATGGATTGGTTAAAGACAGCCCGGTTGCTTAACGACTTAAACAAGGCAGATTCATGGGTTGATAAGTGTGGCTACAGCGCGCTGGGCGGTGAATTTATAGAAAGAAAAACTAATGGATAATGGAATATCAGATAAAATACAGATACCAGAGCATCTACAGTATAAAGGTGATTGGCCTTGGGTGAAGTTTCATAAAGGTTCAAAGCTAGGGTATTTAGATGGGATAGTTTTAACTAGAGATTTTGGTGGGCTAACATTGGTTGCAAAATGGGTAAGAACGGATAGTTTTGTAGAGGATAGAGACGTAAAATGAAACTTAAAATGGCTACACCGTCCTTAAAATCTGAGTGGGTTCCACCCGCAGAGCTACCCGATCTTACCGGGGCAAAAACAATCGCCATTGATGTCGAAACAAGAGACCCAAACATCAAGAAGAACGGTCCCGGTTGGGCGGTTGGTGATGGTGAAGTGGTCGGATACGCCGTCGCGACAGCCGATTGGGCTGGATATATCCCCACAAGACACCGTGGCGGCGGCAACTTAGATGAAAAAGTAGTCAACAAATGGCTCAAAAAGGTTTTTGACTGTCCAGCAGACAAAGTAATGCACAACGCACAATATGATGTGGGCTGGATTAAACGCATGGGCTTTGAGATCAACGGTCGGATCATAGACACAATGGTCGTCGCGTCCCTTCTGGATGAGAATAAGTTCTCATACGCCCTAAACTCGCTGGCGTTTGAATTTCTAGGATTAGCCAAAAACGAGAGCTTACTAAGAGAAGCCGCCAAAGAGTTTGGTTTTGATCCAAAAGCAGACATGTGGAAAATGCCCGCGATGTATGTTGGGCCCTATGCCCAGACCGATGCCGAAGTAACACTGCAAC